TCGCCGGAGTTCGCCCCCAACTTCACCCTGGATTCGGTGGCCGTCGTGCGCAACGCCAGCGGCGTGCATGTGGTGTGGACCTACCAGAACGGGTCGACCCGCTTCTTCCGTGTGGGGGAGACGGTGGCCGCGAAGATCCTGAAGGGCGCCAACGTGTGACCCGAGTCACAAAAAAAGTCGGCACGCCACTTGTCAAGCGGCGTGCCACTTGCTATGCTTGGCTAGTTGGGGCAACGGGCCCCGGACGAAGGGAGACGGTCGAGATGGCCACCACAGCCACGATCGAGCTGCTGAACTCGGGTGTGAAGTTCTTCTTCCGCTCCGGCAAGGGCAACCGCGCCCACGCCAGCTACGGCTGCATCGCCAGCCGTCGCTCCATCTGGTGGGGCGAGGTCCAGGCCATGACGGTTGAGGAGACCCAGAAGGACGGCTGGACGGGCTGCGGCCACTGCTGCACCCCCGCCGACCACGCTCTGCTGGCCGCCGCGTCGGGCACCCCGGCCAAGCCCCAGAACTGCGCGAACCGGGGCGTGAGCAAGCCCGGCCGGATGTACTCGCGCTGCATCGACTGCGGCAAGGAGGGCAAGGTCAACCGGAACACGGGCCGCCTGCGCGCCCACCTGCCCGCCGACGCCTGACAGCTCCCTGGGGCGTCCCGCGAAGGGCGCCCCTCCTCCCCGAAACGGAGAACATGATGAGCTACAACAAGGTCACCGCCACGGCCGACGAGGTCGCCGCGTTCGTGGCGAAGAAGGGCCACCGGCCTGGCGTCAACCGCGTGCAGTGCGGCATCTGCGGCGCCCGCCTGTGGTTCAGCGGCTTCACGGCCGCCTCGCACGAGCGTGGCAAGCGGCATCAGGCCGTCGAGCGCGCCCAGCGCATGGCCCGCGAAATGGAGCGCTACGCAGCCGCCAACCCCCAGACGTCCAAGAGCACTAACGCGGGGCTCGCCGCCGACGTCATCACGCCCGCGCCGCTGGCGCCCGAGTACCGGCCGACCACCACGACCGTGGTGGCCGAGGACGCCCCCATCGGCGTGCTGCTGTGGCCGGTTCGCTCGCCGGAGTTCGCCCCCAACTTCACGCTGGAGCGTGTGGAGATCGTCCGGACCGCCGCCAGCAGCTTCGTGCGCTGGATCTACGAGAGCGGCAACGAGCGCGTCTTCAACGTCGGCGACGAGGTCGCCGTGCAGTTCCCCCCGAAGCACGTGGTCCTCCCGGCCGAGGACGGCAAGACCTGGTGGAACCTGGTCGACGCCGACGGGGCGCCGGTCATGGCAGGCGAGTACACCGCCCCCAACGGCAAGCGGTTCCAGATCGACGCGGGCCCCGACATCAACGGCCTGGGCGATAACGGCAAGCCGCTGCGGGCGCTGGTGCGCGTCGTGCCGTCGGCCACGAACTGCACCTGGGATGCCTACGCCGACCAGCTCGGCCACCGCTGGCACTGGGTGAACGGGCCGCGGTTCCCGCAGGGCACTCCCGAGTATGCGGCCTACGCGGATGAGCTGCGCGCGGAGCTGAAGAAGTGGGCGGCCGGTGAGGGCGAGTACGCCTTCCTGTGAGTTCTGACCAGGCCGAAACGGTATCGCCGGGAGGTGTAACCGTAGGGCAGTGGAACTGCCCCTGACGATGGCCATCGTCAGCCCCCATCGAAGGGATGGAGCGCATGAGCACCATCGAGCGCTACCGCGCCCGGCTGCGGGACCTCCTCGGCGAGGGCGACCCCCGGCTGGAAGCGGCCGACCGCCTGCTGGTCGACGCCATGAGCGAAGCCTATGACGACGGCTACGGGGACAACGCCAGCGACAGTGAGGAGTAGGGCAGTGGCGAAGAAGAAGGACGACGGCGAGTACCACGGCACCCACCGTGCCGACGAGCCCAAGAGCTTCGGCACCGGCGAGCGCAAGAACGCCAGCCCCGACGGCTGGTCCGACAAGCGCATCGAGGTCGACAAGAGCCCCGGCGTGACCGAGGTCTACGGCTTCGGCGCCGATGGCGTCGAGGGCTACCGCCGAACCGGGAACTAGCGCCATGACGCCCCGGTTCGACCGCTACGAGCGCGTCTACTGCACAGCACGTCGGCGGTACTGCACGCTGGTCATGCCGGGGCCCACCGGCGAGACGGTGGCCGCCTACTTCGGCAACGGAGTGCAGTACCCCGTCAACCGGAACACGCTGCGCCGCCTGCGCTGGTGGGAGCGCCTGCTCGACAGGTAGACTCCCCGATGCTGGGGGTTCAGCGAAGGTACTTCGCCCCGTCGGCCGCCACGAGCGGCAGGCGGGGCGTCGTCGTTGTCACAGGTTGATGATGGTGAAACCGTACCGCGGAGCCGTCTCGACCATCGCCTTCAGAATCCAGGGCCGCGCCTTGTTGCCCGGGTGGTCGACCTTGGTGGCGAACACCGTCTTGCCGTCCATCACGAACTTCAGCGCCTTCCTGGTGCGCGGCCGGATAACGTGCGGCCGGGCGCCATTGTGCACGGCCGCTGCGTACTCGGTGTGGTTGAACACCTCGCCATAGGCCACGAGCCCTGCCGACCAAAGCCGCATGTTGTTGCCCGCGCGCAGCCGCCCGGTGTCGACCGGCGTGAGCACGTTGGCACGGTTGAACGTGGCCCGGGTCATCTCGGCCACCCTGCGGCGGGCCACCTCCAGGCCGATCTGGCCCAGCGCGTTCTGACTGATGTCGAGCCTGATCTGGGCGCGCCCCGCGGCCATGGCTCACGACCCGCGGCGGGTGCGGGCCGGGTTGGCGACGGGCGCGGGCTCGGCCACTGGTGGCTGCGGGTCACGCAGCACGTGGCCGAGGATCTCCAGGTAGCCGGAGCGCACCAGCCGTTCGACGGTAGGCGTCAGCTCCACTTCGCCCTCGTCGCCCCGGCGCAGATGGTTGACGTTCACCATGGCGCGCACGTAGACGATGGGCAGCTCAGTGTCGGGCACCGCTTCTCCCTTCGGGCCGGTAGAACCTCTGCTGCGACAGTACGCGCTCGTATGGCGACGGTTCGGGCCAGCGCTGGCGCACCCAGCCCCCGGCGAGTCCCGTCCAACTCTGCGGCGACGTCGACAGGAACGGCAGCCCGCGCTCGGGCAGCCCGTCCTTGGCGCCCATCACCTTCACGTCGCTGGAGCGCTCGCCGCCGTAGTGGGCGAAGTTGGCATAGAAGGTGCGTTTGACGACGTCGGCACCGGCAATGCCGCGCTGGCTGGCCAGCCACTCGATGCAGCCTCCTAGGATGCTTCGGTGCACCGGTAGGGGCAGGTGCAGCTCGTAGGAGTGCGGTGCGGTGCTGCCGTGCCGGACCAGGAGCTGGCGCGTGACGGCGGCACGCTGGCGGTGCGTGGCCAGGCGCAGGCTGCCGTACCACGTGATGGCCTCGTCGAGGGTGCCCCGGTGCAGGATCGGCACCTCGTCGACCGGGCGCGTCACGTAGAAGTCATCGTTGAACAGGTAGAACGTACTGCTGATCTCCGGGCACGCGGCGGCGGCCACCCAGTTGGCCCAGGTGTTGGCGTGCTTCGGGCCGCGCTGCACCACCGGCACGTAGCCGACGTCGTCGGTCAGCCACCGCGGTTTGTAGCCCACCACCCACACACGCCGGTGCGGGAGGTGCTCGGCCACGCTGCGCAGGCTGTGCTTCAGCTCGTCGTTGTTCTCGCTGGCCTTCAGGATGTAGACCACGTCGCGGTCGGCGCTCATCCGCGCGGCGCCACGATGCGCTGCCAGTAGAGGCCGTCGCGCTGGTCGTCCTGGAACTGGTACACGCGACCACAGTCGCACTGTACCTGCGAGCCGACGGCCAGCAGGCGCCCGGCGGCAGTCTCCTCGGCGGCGAAGGCGCATACCCTGTCGTAGCAGTTGCACGTGGGCGGCACTCGCTTGATCACTTGCATGGTTCCTCCATCAGCTCGCGGCGCCACGCGGCACGCTCATGGTGTCGGCGCGCCCGGCGCAGCTTCCGGGCGTAGGCCCGGTTGCGCATGGGGTCGCCGCAGTCGGGACAGGCGCACCGGCGCCATGTGCAGTCGTGGCCGAGCATTGCTCCCCTCACTGCTGGCCGACCACGTACGGCCGGGTGTAGCCCGGCGTGAACTCGCGCCCGGCGGGGATCGGCATCAGCCGCATGCCGATGGTGGTGGTGAGCGCTCCCCACTGGCGGCGTTTGACGCTGTGCTGGGCTTCCGCGCGGGCGTACGCGCGGGCGCGCGCAAGACGGTTGGCTGGCTCGATCATCTTCAGGTGGTAGAAGTTGATGTCCACGTCGACCGTCGGCAGGCCCGTCAGGATCGGGATAGGCGGGGCGTGGATCGGCTTGACCGACATCTGCTGGCCGTCACGCACCGGGTACATGCGAGTGCGCCGGATATGCGGCCACCGGCCGTCGATGCGGTAGCTGGTCGGCGTGAACAGCTCGCGCATCGGGAAGCGGTAGAGGGCCTCAGAGCCGTCGGCCAGCACGCGCAGGAGGTGCCCGGCGCGGTCCTCCAGGCGCTCGTCGGCGTCGACCACCAGCACCCAGTCGGGACCGGCGGCCATGGCCGCCTCACGCTGGCGGGCGCGGAACCGGCCTTCGTGCCCCCAGGCTTCGGTGGCCGCGCGCTCCCGGTCGTCCACGCAGACGACGGCGTCGACCAGCGGCGCCAGGTTGGCCTCCAGGTCGTCGATCAGCCATTGGGGCTCGTGCCGCCGCCCGTAGACGGCCACCAGGCGGCTCACTGCGGGCCATCTGAGCTGTCGAGCACCCAGAGGGGTGGCGGCTCCGGCAGTGTCACGTCCATGCTGGCGCCGCTCTCTGCGGCTTCCTCCAGGCTGGCGTCGAACTCGTCGCACGTCATCCCGCGGTGAATGGCGTCACCGCAGTCGTAGGGGTCGGGGGTCGTCATGGGCCCTCCATGGGTGCAGTCATCTGGGGCAGATGATACGCCTGCGATCTCCGCTGGCGCAGCTCGTCAGCCCCATGTGCCACGTTGCTTGACATGTCTTGCGCCAGGCGTCTACCCTGGTCCCCAGTCACACCCCGTGACGGAGAAGAGGAAAGCATGAGCATCGTGCTGTTGATCGTCGCCGCGCTCGCCATCCTGGGCGGCCTCGGTGCGATCGTCAAGGGCCAGGTCAGCGACGGCTACGGCGCTACGGACTCGATCCGCGGCATCGGCTTCGCAGTCCTGGCAGCGGGACTCCTGCTGCTGGCCCTGGACAGCTTCACGATCGTGTCGCCGAAGAACGTCGGCGTTCCCGTCGCCTTCGGGCGGGCCGGGGACAACCTCGACAACGGCTTCCATCTCGTCGCCCCCTGGGCGTCGGTGGAGGAGTTCGACGCCACCCGTCAGACGCTGAAGCTGTCCGGCGGCGGCGACGACAACGGCGACCCGATCGTGGTCCGCCTCGCCAACGGGACCACCGCCAAGGTGGAGGTTTCGCTGGAGTGGCAGCTCGACGACAACGGGGACATCAAGCAGCTCTACCTGGACTACCGGGCGTTCGACCGGCTCCAGGACAACGTGGTGCGGCGCCGCCTGTCGGCCGCGCTGAACACGGTGTTCGAGAAGTTCGATCCCCTGGCGTCCATCAAGGGGGACGGCACCGCGGCGCCGGTGTCGGCGCTGGAGAACGACGCCAAGGCGGCGCTCCAGGGCATGATGCCGAACGGCATCAAGATCCAGACGCTGTTCCTGCCGAAGATCGAGTTCGACGGGTCGGTGCAGGCGCAGATCAACCAGTACGTGAACGCGGTCAACGAGACGAAGATCGCACAGCAGCAGGAGCTGACCGCCGAGGCGCGCAAGCGGGCCAACGACAAGCTGGCCGCGGGTGACCTCACCCCGGGGGTGCTGTACCAGAACTGCCTCGACATGGTCGAGCGCATGACCAAGGACAGCAAGGCCCTTCCCGCTGCGTTCACGTGCGGCGCCGGTCCCACCGCAGTCGTGCCGGTCAAGTAACGTCGGCCACCGCTGCGCGAGTCCCCCGTGTCACACCGACGCGGGGGACTCGTCGTCCAGGCAGTTGCACGGGGCGGCCGAGATGGTCACCGGCAGGATGCCGCCGACGCACATGCCCTGCACCGCCAGCGGCTCCCAGGCGCCCTCCAGGATGAGCGCATTCTGGCCCAGCAGGTCGCGCATGCAGCAGATGGCCTTCTGCATGGCCGCCATGTCGTCCAGGGTGTCGATGGCCGATATGTTCCACGCGTCGTCGGTGGGGATGACGGTGCTGGCCACCGGCGCGCAGCGCACGATGCCCATCTCCAGCCGCACGGCGTACCGTGTCGGCGCACAGGAGCGCGGCAGCGGCACCAGGTCGGCGGCGGGCCAGTTCTGGCCGGAGGACGGGGCGACACTGTCGACGCGCACCCAGGCCAGCCCGGCGCAGCACTCGTTCTTGGTGAGGCCCACCAGGAAGTTGACGATGTTGCCCGACCTCAGCATGCGGTCGGCCGGGGGTTTCTCCAGCAGGTCCACGGCGCTGTCGAGGCACGCCAGCAGCTCGATGGCCAGGGGCGCGGCCACCCGGTCCTTCAGGAACGCCATCAGGTCACCATCCGGGGGTGCGGCCGGTCGGGGGACAGCACCCGCGACCGCTCCTGCTGGCGGTACGGGTTCAGTACGGCCACGATCCGGTCGACCTCGGGGATGTCGGTCATGCCCAGGTCCATGTACTCGTTGAACGGGCTCACGGTGACGCTGACGCCCTGCTGCGCGAGCGCCTGGAGGCGGCTGGGCAGGCGGCAGTCGGCCGCACCCACGCACGCCTTGGCGTACTCGCATGCCAGGATGCCCGCGGCGATCTGGAGTGAGGAGGGCTCCTCGTTGCCGCGCAGGTAGGTGACGGTGAACTCGGGCGGGTCCTGCTGGCTGTAGTTGATGCAGCTCGGCCAGCACTGGCCGTCGATGCGTACCAGCAGGTAGCCGTTCATGATCAGATAGGCGGACGGGTCGACGACCTCGCCGTGCGCGGTCACCTGGAGGACGCCCGCCGTGGTGGTGGGGCCATCCAGGGCGATCTCGCAGGAGGCCCGGCACTGGCAGCCACCCCAGCAGCCGTTGAACCACTGGCCGTCGAGGATGTACGGGCTGAACGGCACCAGGTAGCCGTCGGAGTTGCCGACCCCGTAGCCGAACGCGGGCACCGGGTATGCCTGGTAGAGCGGCAGGCGGCGGCGCTGGCGGCACGGCTGCACGGTGATCTCGCACCGGCCGTACCGGCGGCCGGTCAGCGCCCACAGGGTGGTGGTGGCCAGGTCGTAGCCGACCTCCTGCGCGGCCGGGGACAGGGAGTCCCAGTCCGGGCAGCAGCTCGTGTTCAACGTCCAGTTGCACGGACCGTCGATCATGACCTGGCCACCTTCCTCTGTCAGACGCTCGGGATGACCAGCGGCTGGCACCCGCACGACGCCGCCGGGGGCGCCAGGTCGACGACCTGCCACTGCCGCTGGCGCTGCGTCGGGATCGGCGACAGCAGAGGCGACGGCAGCCCGGCCTCGTCCAGCACCACGTCGTACGGGCCCACGCCCCAGTCGTTGAAGCCGTTGGTGACGGCGTTCACGGTGAAGTTGATGGGGCCGTTCTCGATGGTGACGTCACCGAAGGTACCCTCCTTGACGCACGGGAGCAGGAGCCAGCCGAACTTCTGGCCGCCCACGCAGCCCTGCGAGCCGCCGAGGTTGGTCCACACCTCCAGCGCGAACTTGCCGGTGGCGTAGGTGTCGTTGTCGGTGCCGAAGCCGACGGCGTCGCCGTTGGCGTCCAGCACCAGCGGCGAGCCGGTGACCAGCTCGAACAGCTCCGGGTCGACCTGGCAGAACTGGATCGTCAACTCGATCCAGTTGAGCTGCGGCTGAGTCCGGACCGGCGGGCAGCAGTAGATGCCCTGCGCGTTCAGCTGCTTGATCTCGGTCGGCGCCTCGACGTTGTCGGTCATGGCCACCGAGATGAAGCCCTCGGAGACGACGGTGGAGCAGGAGCCCTCAACGGGCGAGCAGCAGCCGTCGGAGCCCAGGCGCGTGACGCGCATGGTGTTCCCCTGGATGGGGTTGTGGCAGATGGAGGCCATCTCACACGCCCTTCGTAGCAGTCGTGGTCACGGCGACACCGCCCCGTACTCAAACGGCGCGGCGGCGGCGCCGCAGTCGTAACCGGCTGCGTACGCACGCTCGGCCAGGGCAAACCACTGGTTGGCGCCCCGGTCGAAGATCTGGCGGATGTTCGGCACGATCTCCTCGCCGTCACGCCAGATCGTGACCTGGCCGGAGATGTAGATCGCGTCGACCCCGTCGACTGCGGCGGCGGCGCCCGGCAGGGCGCCGGAGTAGCCGCCACCGAACACCCACACGGTGCCGAGCGGCGTGGTCTTGTAGGCGCCGTTCTGCTCGATCATGTGGGCGTCGGCCGCGTATGCCGCCACGCGCGGGGTGGCGTGGAGGTAGCCGCGGTAGTTGTAGGAGAGGCCCTCAACGGCGCCGAGGGTGGACATGACGTCCTGGACGCCGTAGAGCCACTGCTCCAGGGTCCCGATCACCGAGACGATGTCGGTCGGGTCGGGCGGTACCAGCTCGGGCAGTCCGCTGGCGGCCAGCAGGCGCGCGAAGTTGCGCTCCACACCGGTCGCCTCGCCGGTGGCAAGCCGCTGGAGGACGCGCTCGCGCATCCACGTCGGCATGTCGGAGTGGCCGCCCGAACCGCACTGAAGCGATGCGTACAGCAGGAAGGGCTCCCACTGCGGCGCAGGGTCCTGCGGGTCGAAGATCTTGTCGAAGGTCCCCGGCGACTCGTCGCCGGGCGACTCCTGCGGGGAGCACACCACCGGGTAGTCGTGCGTCCCCCCGCAGAACCAGTTCTCGTAGGTGACCCCGCCGAAGATGCGGATGGGGTTGCCGTCCGCACCCACCTCGACGGGGCCGTTCGCGACGGTGAGCAGCCGATAGCGCTCGGCCTGCGGCACCGGGGTGGTTACCGGGGCGAAGGGCAGGAACGTCATCGGCTACTCACCTCCTCGATTCGTCATGGGCTGCGGGAACCGCGCTGATCAGAGGCTGATCAGCTCAGGCGGGCAGCAGCCGACCACGCCGGACGGGTCCAGCGCGACCTCGTAGAGGCGCGAGTCCGGGCACATCTGGAGCAGCGCCCACCCGTCCTCCGCGAAGATCGCGGTGTACTGGTTCGTCTGGAGGTTGGTGCTGTCGTAGATCGTGTCCAGGCTGACCACGTCCTGCACGGCCTTGACCCAGGTTCCGGCCGGGTAGACCAGGAACTGGCCCGAGGTCGGCAGCGCAGACAGCGGGGTGGCACCACCGGGGCCGTCGGCCAGGCCGGTGTAGGCGTCCTGCCAGTCGTACACGAACTGCGGCGCGGTCTTGCGGATGGCGAACCAGTCCATGATCTCGGCGTCGGTGACGTCCAGCGCCTTGATGCCGCGCCGACGGGCCAGGGCCGCGCGGATCTGCGGCAGGAACCACATCGGCATGATGGTCTCCAACGTGAGGTTGAAGGCCATGCGGTTGGCGTACTTGATGTCGGTGATCGCCAGCTCGACGGCGGCGAGGATGGCCGACGCGGCGTCGTCACCGGTGACCACCTGCGGGATGACGGTGGCCGGGCCGGAGGCGGCGACGATGTCGGCGATGACGCCCTGGTTGATCTTGTGCGCCAGGGCGATCATGGCGCCGCGCGAGAAGCGGGCCACGATCTCCGGGTAGCCGCGCCGCTGGAGCAGGCCGCCGGTGAGGCAGACGTAGTCGACGCCCAGGCGGATGTCCTCGAAGTCGGGGCACGGAATCTCGGTGCAGACCTTGGCGACGT